ACAACTTGCAGCCAAGGAACTTTGATAGAAATTTTTCTACTATTTCTTACAAAAGTACTATGGGGAGTAATGTCTTGGAACAGTTGATAGCGTGGATTAAGCATCGCTCCCCACGTTGCTATCTCACTGCCGTTAAATGGTGTTGCTAGACTTACTACATTTTCTACATTAGCAAATTCTTCTTGTATATAAGTTGCATACAAGCCTCCCATACTATGTGCAATTATAGAAATTGGTTCATTAGTATGTTTTAATAATTCTATCTGCATGATAGATAGATTATCCTTTGCTGTACTTTCTTTTTCGTAATTAAGAAAGATAGGATCTTTAGCACGTAACGATTTTTGAATAAAGGCGAAGCTACGTTCGCTTGCTGTTGCTCCGTGGATGTAAACTATTTTCATAGTGTATTTAAGCGAAGATGTCTAGTTCTTTTTCTGCCTTTGACTCTTCTTTTTCTTCTTCTGGACGGATAGGTTCTAACCATGTGTCGGCAATGTATGCCTTAGGTGCAGGACCGAATTGAATTTCAATATCGTTACCTTCGATCCACCAGAAGTGATCGTGTACTAAACAAGTGCAAACCATTCCATATGCTTCGAACTGTTCGCCTTCTTTAAACTTACCAATATACTCTACTACCTTTACAACTCGTCCAATGTTCTCTGGACGCACTGAATGTATAATGCGAGCAAAGTCTCCCTGTTTGCATTTCATTCCGTTGTGCCTTCTTCTTTCTTCTTAGGCTTACGTCCGTAGAAGCCGCCCTTAGTTTCAAGATTTTCAGTACGGGCAAAGGGCTTGCATTGTTGAATCTTTCCGCCGTTGGCAAGGAATTCATCAATTGCTTTTTGTGCTTCGTCGTCTATTTCTCGTGGAGTAGGATTCATTATTAATCTCTTTCTAATTACCAAAAATTAAGTGTGCGGCCGTTGCCTATAATAATCATACAACACGTTACTACATGCAATACAATCCAAAACGTACGAAAAGCCAAAGCTCTTTTTACATCAGTTTGTGATATAGGAAGAAACTCTGGCTTATCGTCGTCTGTAAGACCAACGGGCATTCCGACAGTTCTAGCCCACGTTTTGAGCCAACGTCTCTGCCCGCTCATTACATTGCGTTCTTGCGTTCTTGAATTTCAGCACGACGAGCTTTTGTTAGCTTGCCTAGATCACCAAGTGCGCCGCGGGCGCGAGTAGCTGCTGCTTTAACATTCTTTTCTTCCCAAGCTGCATGTTCAACTAAGTAAGCGTTAAATGCTTCTACGATTTTCTCGTGTTGTGTTTTTTCACTCATTATTTTTCTCCTGTAATAGTTTCATAAATTTCTTTCCAGTTGGTCACTTTGATCATACCTTCTGGAACAGTGTCGTTCATATTAAATCCATGTTCGACTAGTATTGACTTTAAACCTAAGTTTTGTCCACATACTGCGTTTTCTAGTTTGTCTTCGATCCAATATAAGCCCGAATCTTTGTAAGGCGCAAGTGCTTCATCTTTTGGAGCACCTGTATCTAAACAAACTAATTCTTCAAATGCTGTTTTTCCAAACAACTTCTCCAAATTCATTTGACGTAATTTCTTTGCATTTGGGTCCAAACTCATGCTGGTAATGCAACGGAACACATATCCATGTTCTTCATGTAGTCGCTTAACATAGTACATTGCATCACGTAGTGCAGGGAGAAATCCCATTGCGGCACTTTCGTTAAAGATCTTAACTTGCTGCCATGCTTGGCTTGGAGCAATATCGAACCGCTGACTCATATTGTAGAGCAAGTTGCCGCCTTCTACTTGAGTGTGTCCATGTTGTTCCATCCAACAAGTAAACGCATATTCCCAGTTAAGGATAACGCCGTCTGCGTCTGTAAGTATTACTCGATCATTGTATTTCATAGTGCCTCTTTCATGCCTAGTTTCATATTATGTATATACTATAACATAGAAAGAGTATGTTGTCAACCAATAATTACGGTGCTTGCGCCGTTGGCGCCTGTTGATCCGCATGAGATGTCGTCGCCGTTTCGGTGTGCAGGCTTGCCGTTAACGAACACTGTTGCGGATCCTGCTGAAGCAGTTGCATCGTGCGGAGATGATCCCGGACAAGCATGAGCTGCATATGCATCGCCTTTGCGTACTACTAATTCGCCTTCAGCATACACATCTGGACTAGATGCCGCTGGAACTCTAGGAGGAGCTCCGCAAGGGTCAACTGTTGATGCTGAAATTATTTTAACTACCGCCGGCATACTATATTTATTTTATGCTAGTTGAATATTGCTAGTAGACGCAGTATATTGTTTTGCAATTTCACCTTCTGTTTTAGCAATGCAACTAACTGTGCTTGCAAGGATATTAAACTTTGTATCTGGGTTTACGCTAAACATATAAGGTGCTAATCCTAGTCCTTGCTGTTGCATAATTAATACCATTGGCTTGTTCAATACAAATTTAGTTGCGGTTTCTTCTTCTAATCGAGCAACAATTTCTTCGCCTGAACTTAGTTTTAGAGACACGGTGTCTCCGTTTTTATATGGTGTTTCAATTAACATTATAGTGAGTGTCCTGTTCCGTTGTAGTTTGTTTCTTCTAAATATGTGCCTAGCTTGTCGTAACCTCCAATGCTAGATCCGTTTACTTTAATCTGTGGAAAGGTACGTGCTCCTGGGAACATTTCTAGTACTTCTTCACGAGTAAAGTCTGTGTCAAGTTGAAAATACTTGAATGGTAGTTGTCGTGTTTCGCATAACCTTTTTGCAGCATCGCAAAACGGGCAAGCCGGTTTACCGTAAATTTCAATCATAAACTAAATCCTTTAATCGAATCTGTAGTTACATCTTGTTTAATGCCACCAATAACATAACTCTCAACTTCTGTTTCCTGCGGAGCGACCTGCAAGCCTGAGCTTGACAACCAATGCGTAGTCCACGGTAATGGATTAGTATTTACTGGTTGGTCAAAGATAGCAGTGTATCCTAGTGCTTTTAGGCGGCGGTTTGCAATATATTCTACATACTGGTTAAGTAATTGTGTATTTAATCCAATCATGCTTCCGTCTTTGAACAAATACTCTGCCCAGTCTTTTTCTTCTGCAACACACTCGCGCCAGAGCTCGTATACTTCTTCTTCGCACTCTTTAGCAATAGCTGCCATTTCTGGATCATCTTTGCCTTGTGCCCACAACTTCAATACGTGTGTACTAAGTGCCAAATGCTGAGCTTCATCCCTAGCAATAAGACTAATAATCTTAGCACTACCTTCCATTAGCTTTAGTTCTCCAAAGCCAAATGTACACGCAAAACTTACATAGAAACGCAAGCCTTCTAGAATGTTAACAGTCATCATTGCCATGTACAACTTCTTTTTAACTTCACGCAGACTACCTTCACCACGGTGAGTATAAGCATCTGCTGCTACTGTAAAGGCATCATAGTGTTTAGTTACTGAAGTTGCACGGGCAATGATCTTTTCATCATCTAGAATAGTATCAAATACTTCTGACGGGTCAGCGTACACATTCTTCATAATATGTGTGTAGCTACGCGAGTGGATTGTTTCAAAGAAGTCCCAAGTAACAATACATCCTTCTAGTTCAGGAATTGAAACATGCGGCAAAAATGCTAGGCATGGTCCACGTCCTTGAACACTGTCAAGAAGTGTTTGATATTTTAGATTGGAAGTAAAGATATGTTTTTGCTCTGGACGGAAGTTTTGAAAGTCTGCACGATCTTTTTGTAGACTTACTTCTTCTGGACGCCAGAAATAACCAAGCATGGTCTGATTGAGTTTATCAAACACAGGATGTCGAAACGTATCGTATCGCTGCGTATTCATATCTGCTCCGAAGAACATATTCTGTTTTGTAAAATCAACCTTATCTTGGTTAAAAATTGTTTTCGCCATGTCTTTACTTCCTATATATCTATGTGCGTATACTATCCAGTATACGTTCGTTTGTGTTGCCTGTCAACCTTAGATTGCACAGGCTTCACACATTTCATCATCATCTGCTACTGTGCTTGGTTGTAGCGCAACTTGTTTAACCTCTTCTTCAATATCACTTGGATCTGTTTTGTAATCATAAGTGTTCTGATAGTAGCTAGTCTTCCAACCCATCTTGTAAGTAGTTAACAAATCCTGTACCATCACGCTCATTGGAACTTCATTGTTCTCAAAGTGTGTAGGATTGTAACTCCAGTTACCACTAATTGCTTGATCAAAGAACTTCTGCATAACAGCAACAACGTTAATGTATCCTGTGTTGTTAGGCATTTCCCACAACAATGTGTAGTGATTCTTTAGAGTTTGATACTGTGGAACAATCTGCTTAAGAGGCCCTTTTTTGGACTTCTTAACGGACAAGTAGCCTCTAGGTGGCTCGATTCCATTTGTTGCGTTCGACACAACGGAACTGCTTTCCGATGGCATCTGTGCGGACAAAGTTGAGTGCCTGAGGCCGTGTTGTTTAATATCGTTTCGTAAAGATTCCCAATCATACTTTAACTCATTTGCTACAATAGTATCAACATCCTTTTTGTATGTATCAATAGGAAGGATGCCGTCTGCGTATTTAGTACGATTAAAGTACTCACATGCTCCACGCTCTTGTGCAAGTTTGTTTGATGCTTTTAGCAAATAGTATTGGAATGCTTCTGTTAGGTCGTGTACTAGTTTCCATGCTTCGGGATCTGCATAGCTTGCCTTGTTCTTAGCAAGATAGTGTGCTAAACCAACATAACCAATGCCTAGACTACGACGAGCTTTAGTAGACTTTTCAGCAGCCAAGATTGGATAACGCTGATAGTCGATAATTTCTTCTAGCGCACGTACTGCTAGTTCACATAGTTCTTCTAGTTCGTCTAAGCTCTTGATAATACCTACGTTAATAGCACTAAGAATACATAATGCAATTTCGCCTTCAGGATCGTCAATATGTCCTAGCGGCTTAGTTGGCAATGTAATCTCTTGGCACAAGTTACTCATATAAACTGTGTCTTTAAATGAACTATGAGTGTTGCAATGATCTACGTTCATAATGTAGATGCGTCCTGTTTCAGCACGTTCTTTGATTAACGCTGAGAACAACTCCATCGCAGGAATTTTCTTTTTCTTGATGCTGGTCTTGCGCTCATACATTTCGTACAGTTCTTGAAACTTAGTTGCATCGCCAAAGTATGCTTCGTACAAGCCCGGCACATCATGTGGCGAGAAAAGAGTAATATCGCCACCGGATAACAATCGTTGGTACATAGTTAGGTTAAGCTGAATTGAATAGTCTAACTTACGCACACGATTGTCTTCAGTGCCTTTGTTGTTCTTTAGCACAAGGATGTCTTCAATCTCTTGATGCCAGAACGGGAAGTGCGTAGTAGCCGATCCGCCACGTACACCATTTTGTGTACAGCAACGTACAGTTGCTTCAAACTTCTTTAGAAACGGGACAATACCTGTGTGTGC